AAGTTAATTAAAGAATTTGAAAAAGTCCATGGTTCAAAATATGACTACTCCTTGGTTGAATATAAGGGCATTGATACAAAGGTTAAGATAATTTGCCCCGAACATGGAGTCTTTGAGCAGCCTCCCTATTCTCACAGAAAAGGTCATGGCTGCAAAACATGTTCCCTTCCAAGAGGTGGAAACGATCCTAAAAAAGCAATCCAAAAGTTAATTGATTCAGACAGACATGGTTATGACTATTCAAAGTCCATATATCGTGGCTATAATAATTTAATTGATGTAACCTGTCCAAAACATGGTGATTTTAAAATTGGCTATCATTACCTATTAATTGGCAGAAAGTGCCAAAAATGTTCAAAAGAACAGAAGATTGCAAATTTGACTAAAAATTGGGAGGATGTCAAGAAAAAATTTGTTGAAGTTCATGGTGATAAATATTCTTATGAATGTTCAGATTATGTAGGTGCTAATAAAAAAATCAAAATACTTTGTCCGCAGCATGGTGAATTTAAGCAAGAGCCAGCTTCTCATGCCAATGGTAGTGAATGCCCGAAGTGTGGTAAAATCAAGGCAGCAAAATCAAAAACATTAACCACGGAAGAATTTATAAAGCATTGCCAAACGATCCACAACAAAAGGTATGGTTATGAAAATTCAAGTTACACAAGCGCAAGAGATAAGATAACAGTAACCTGTCCAGAACATGGGGATTTTTCGCAAACGGCTGATACTCACATGAGAGGTTATGGTTGCCCAAGTTGCGGAATCCACAAATCCCAGATTGAACAATTTGTCAAATCTTTTTTAACTGATAATAACATCCAATTTGAAGAAAAAAACAGATCTGTCATAAAACCTTATGAACTAGACTTTTATATTGATGGTAAAAAACTTGCAATAGAGTGCCATGGTGTTCATTGGCATTCAGAACTTATGGGCAAGGACAGGAAATATCACCTAAATAAGACTAAATTGTGCGAAAATTCTGGCGTTAGACTGATACAAATCTTTGAAAATGAAATAATTACAAAGCCCAAAATTGTGGAGTCGCGACTAAAAACAATACTCGAAATCAAAAAATGCTCTATTTATGCAAGAAAATGCGAGATAAAAGAAGTGGTCCCAAAAATTAAATCAAAGTTCCTCAACAAATACCACATTCAAGGAAATGATAGGTCCTTGAAAAACCTTGGCCTTTACTATAAAAACAGACTTGTTGCAATAATGACATTCTGCAAAAACAGGAAAGCACTTGGCAAAGAACATGTTATGGGAGAGTGGGAGCTGTCAAGGTATGCAACCATTGCCAATTTTGGAATAGTTGGAGGAGCGGGCAAATTGTTGAAGTATTTTGAAAGAAATTTTAATCCTAAAAAAATAACAACATACGCTGATTTGAGATGGTCACAAGGCAATATGTATGACAAACTTGGCTTTCGTCATGTCAAAAACTCTCAACCAAACTATTGGTATTTTCAGAAAAAAGACCGAATGAATTTAAAGCATAGGTTCAACTTCACCAAGCAATCATTAAAAAACAAACTTGACATTTTTGATGCCAGCTTAACCGAATGGGAAAACATGAAAATGAATGGCTGGAACCGTATTTGGGACTGTGGGAATATGGTTTTTGAAAAACTTTACGCGCCGGGTTAAAAGTGTAAAATATAGTAAAAGATAAACAAATATGGCGCGAAATAGAATTATCTCCCAATCTGAAGCTTTATTCGTAGGACCGTCGCCCGCCACTGGATTTCACTATACTCTTACTACAGGTTCCGGTGATAATGGCGCGTTTCATGGTCTTCCTTCTGGCATTCCAGTCAATCATGGTTATTATGCCCCTGATGGAACAACCGAAATTAATCTAAAAGGCGGAAACACACTCTCTCCGTCCCAAACTCTTAGTGGTTTTATTGGTGGGGCTATTAGTGGTGTTGGAATAAGAAACGATCTTACGCAAATACATCGTGTTCAAGGGATTTCACATGACCTAACATTGAACCGAACAGACGTAAACCAATTTGGACAGCTAGCCAGACTTAGTGCCGAAATCCTTTCAACCCCAACAGTAACACTTAATTTCTCATATTTACTTGCAAATGCGGCTAATGAAGCGGCTCTTGGTTTTAATATCAATGGAACTTCAGCGGCTTTGGCATCCATTCTAAATAACACAGAAGATGAAAAAAATTATTTCATCAAAACTGTTGCGGATGGTGTTGATGCAATTGGTGGTGGTGTTGATGATACAAATACTGATGTAATTGGTATTGGAAATGGATTTATCACATCCTATACCTCCGAGGCTTCCGTTGGTTCTTTCCCAACAGTAAATGTTACCGTTGAGGGCCTTAACAAAGAATTTTTCACTGGCGCATCAGGCAACTTTATTCCCGGTATTAATCCCGCTGATGGAACTCGTGTTACAAATGCAACAAATAATTTCAACAATGAAGTTGAATTTTCAATGCCCGAGGCTACCGAAAACGTCTCCGGTATTACGACTGGTGTTGCCAATATTTCCGCGCTTCGTCCCGGTGATATCACCTTGACACTTACAAAAGCCGGAACATCAACTGCTTATGATGCTCTTGGTGCCAAAATTGAAGATGCAAATGCAAAAATTCAGTCTTACAATATTACAGCCAACCTTTCCCGTACTCCGATTGAAAAACTTGGCTCCAAATTTGCGTTTGCTCGTGAGATTGACTTCCCCGCTCCTTTGACAATCTCAATTGATGCCTTGGCTGATGATATCAGAACCGGCTCTTTGATTGATCGTGTCAATTGTGATGATGAGTATGATATTGAAATCAATATTAAATCTCCAAGTTCTTGCGGTGGAACCCAGCAGGATGTAATGAAATATATCCTAAAACAAATGACTTTGGATTCTCAAAGCTATACATCATCCATCGGTGCAAATAAATCAGTTACCATTGATTTCTCCGCGCAGATTCAGGGTCCAAACCAAACTGGTATTGGCCTGTTTATCTCTGGTAAAGGATTTGATACAGAAGCAGCATAAGTTGCTTTAGGACTGGTTGAATAAAGAGTTTCGAGGGGGTAGCTCTGCAAAAACCCCCTCACCCCACCTCTTTTTTAGGCAAAAGGACAAGAGGATTAAAAAGGAACAAGGTTTTTTATGGACAAGGAAAAAACAAAAGAATTGTTTGAATTTCAAGTGGATAGAAATTTTGCATACTTGCAGAAAAATATTCTCTTGCTTCTTGAGGATCTTAGGGATGAAAATTTGGTTGGATCAGAATACTATGGGAGATTGCGCAAAAGGGTTCTTGATTATACCAATGACACCAAAAGGGAAGTAAAGGCATATACTGATAGGTTGTTTTGACAATTGAATAATTTTGTTTGACAATTTTTGGTTTTACTCTTAGATTACTAGAGTAGGAATAAGGAAAATAATATGACAAAGAAAAATACATCACGTACTGTTATTGTTTTGGATAGAAGCGGCTCAATGGGCGCAATCGTAAATGACACCATTGGTGGAGTTAATCAGTTTATTGACAAACAAAAAGAAAAGAACCCTGAAAATATTCTTTCAATCCATCAGTTTGATACAGAGTTTCATGTAAGTCACCAAGCTTGTAAAGTTACCGACATCGCTTCGCTTGATGATTCCAATTATGTACCACGGGGCGGAACGGCATTAAACGATGCCATTGGCAAGACCATCAATGAACTTGGTAATGAACTCAAAGCATTGCCTGAAAGTGAACGTCCCGACAAGGTTATTTTTCTTGTTGTGACTGATGGTGAGGAAAACTCAAGTCGAGAATTTAGCACGGAACAAATCAAGGGCATGGTAGAGCACCAGAAAAACAAGTATGATTGGGAATTTGTATTTTTGGGCGCTGATATTGATTCTTTTGCTGTTGGGGGCAGCATAGGTTTTGTAGGTGCCAGCACAGCCAATTTTAATAAAGCCAATATTGTAAGAACATTGTCTATGACAAGTGAGAAAATTGCGGCTTATGCTTGTAACGCGGTTACTGACATGGCTTATACTGATGATGAACGGGCGGTTTTGTCCGAAAGTAAATCTTAATAATATATGAAAAAAATCTACGAATTTGAAGTATTTGAAGAAGTCGAGGTAGAAAAGGAACATAAGACGACCAATGATGCCGGGGAAGAGGTAATTACAAAAAAGAAGGAAAAACAGGCGCTTGGCCGCAAATTCTTTCTCAAACAGCCCTCAAGATCCTTAACAGAGGAGGCGCAGCTTTTCTATTCTTCCCAGGTTGCCAAAGCCCAAAAGAAGGGACTAATGCCCAATGCCCTGATTCAAAAAAGATTCATTGAGGATGGTGGCATCTATACGGAGCAGGAAAAAAAAGAAATTGATGACCTTAAACAAAAACTTCTGAAATGTCAGGCTGAATTTGCCAAACTGGAACTTGAAAAGGATACTGAAAAAAATAAAAAGCGGCGCGAAAAATTGGACCAAGACTTTGAAAGACTCAGCACAAAGCTGCATGGGTTGATTTCTTATGAAAGGTCGCTTTTTCAGAACAGCGCCGAATCCTTTGCTCAAGAACGACTTGCACTTTATTGGTTGGCGTTTTTATGCTACGAAGTTAAGGGTGAGGTCAATTTGCCCCTATTTGGAACAGACAGTGATTCTTTTGATGAGCGCATTAAATATTATGATAATTTAAGCGAATCAGAGGAAAAGAGAGATGAGTTTATGCAAACTGTTGTTCAAAAATTCATTTATCTGATCGCCGTTTGGTTAAATAACCCCTCCTCTAGCGTTGATGACTATACAAAAACGCTTGATCTTCTTGAAAAAGAATCCGGCGATGAACCTGAAAAAGAACCGGAAAAAGAATCCAAGAAGAAGCCAAGCAAGGACGAAAAGGTTAAAACATAAGAGATGGACTATGATAGTCTGAAATTAAAGACAATATATTCCGAAATTTTGCAGGGCTATACTTTTTATGATAGCCCTTTTTTTGGCGCTATATACTTTAAGCATTTTACCCCAAGTGATTTTTCATCAATTGATGTATATGCTGAAAAGTTTTTTAACAAGGCGGTTAATAACGGCATTTTAACCCGCGAGGAAAAGATCAAACAACTTAAAGAAGATGATTTTTGGCCAAGTGATGATGAAAGATCTCTAAATGAACTCAAAGCCATAACGGCCAACCAGTTAAGAAAGAAAAGTAATGAGTCCATTCCTTCCGTCATAGAAATGCTCACAAATGCCATTGCTGACAACAAAAAAGAGATTAAGAGACTGGAGGGAAAAATTGATGAAATAGTCGGGCAAACAGCCGAGGGCTATTCAATTTCAAAAATCAATGAAATGTTTGCTTTTAACGCCGCCTATAAAACAAAAACCCTTGATGTCAAGAAATTTACAGAAGAGGAGTTTGACGACCTTGAGCCCGAACAACTAACAGAACTCATAGTCTCCTACAACAAAAAAGTCTCAAGAATAAACACCGAAATTATCAGAAAGCTCGCGCTTGAAGACTCTTTCATGTCGCATTTTAGTATATGCAAAAATAATCCCTTCACCTTTTATGGAAAATCCGTATGTGAATTAACGTCATATCAGACAGAACTTTTTATTTATGGGGCCAATTTTAGATCAATATTGACAAGATATGGTGATGAAATCCCAGAGGATGTTGCAAAAGATCCTGATTTGTTGATTGAATGGAATGATGCGCGCACCATAGCTGAAAAAGGCCCCAAGGGCGTGAACACCAATGGAAACTTTACAGTCCCCGGAGCCAAAGCCTCTGATTATGAAAAGTGGGGTTTTAATGATTCAAATAGCGTCAATCTTAGCAAAGAGGCTCGCAAACAAGGAAAAAATTTTAGTATGCAAGACATTATGAGGCTTCAAGGTCACTAAACCCACAGTGTAAAATATAGTAACATTGGAATAAGGTTTAATGGTCACACCGGACGCAATCATCCCAGTAGGAGCAGATACAACACCCCTGGTTAGGGATATATCCAGCGCTTTAAGAAAAATTCAACAAAGTTCATTAACGCGCCTAAATGTCAGGAACATTGCCGAACCTCTTGGAAGAATTAGTGGTCTTGCCAGTGAATTTGAAAAATCATTGGAAGCAGCTAATGCTCGTGTTTTGGCCTTCGGCGCTTCAGCCGGTATTTTATTTCAAGTTGTAAGAGCCTTTAGGGAAACTGTAAGCGCCACCATTCAAGTTGAAAAGAGTTTAAAAGACATCAATGTTATCTTAAATGCCAGCGAATCACAGTTGTCTCGTTTTGGCAATCAATTGTTCAAAGTCGCCGCCAATACCGGACAAACCTTTGATACTGTAGCCCAGGCTGCCGCTGAATTATCAAGACAAGGTTTAACTCTGCAAGAAACGCAAAAGCGTGTTCAAGATGCTCTTATTCTAAGTCGTCTTTCGGGCCTTGACGCCTTAAATGCCGTTGAATCATTAACCGCCGCGCTTAATACTTTTAACCAAGTTGGCCTCGACTCCACTGCCGTCATTAACAAGTTGGCCAATGTTGATGCCGCCTTTGCCGTTAGTTCAGCCGATCTTGCCGAATCCCTAAAACGAACTGGTAACACCGCCAAAGATGCTCAGGTTAGTTTTGATGAACTTTTGGGCATTGTGGCCGCTGTTCAAGAAAGAACGGCTCGTGGCGGCGCTGTAATTGGTAATGCTCTAAGAACCATTTTTGTCAGAACGCAAAGGCCCCAAACTCTTGATGATTTGGAGGAACTTGGTATTCAAGCCAGGGAATCGGGCAATAAAACAAGACCGCTTTTGCCGATTTTACAACAGTTGGCCGATAGATTTAGTTCCTTGTCAGACGCCCAGCAATCAAATATTGTTCAACAAGTCGCTGGTGTAAGACAGGGTGAAATTTTGCGGGCTCTTTTGGCTGATTTGTCAAGCGGCTACTCCAATGTTGCGGAGGGGGCTCAAATTGCCGCCAACTCAACCGACCAAGCCAACAAGAGAAATGAAGAATTAAACAAAACACTTTCCGCGCAAACAAACAGACTACTTGCAAATTTAACAAAAGTTGGTTCCGCCGTTGGGTCATTATCCCTCGGGCCTCTTTTGGAGGGTGGTGTCGGATTCTTAAATAAGATATTGGAACTCGATGAAAGTACAAACCAATTGGTTAATACTGGCCTTGCTTTTGGAGAAGCCATTCTGGAAGGTCTTGGCAAAGCTCTTGTCGGCCCGGGCGCTGGAATTTTAGCTGTTTTTGCAAAGAATTTATTTGTTGATTTTGCCCGTTTTGTAACAACCGCCGTTAGTGAAATAGGAAAATTAAACCAAGCGGCAAGAACCCAAAATGCAATTCAAAGAAGTATTGCCTCTGTTTTAAGTTCGCAGCCCGAACTTTTAACTCAAATAAGCCGTGGGGAGAGAACAGTTGAGAGTGTCGCAAGAGAAACCCTTTCCCTATATGAAAGCCAAAGACTTGTTCTTCAACAGATTAACACAATTTCGGCAAGTATTGCCAGAAACACAATAGCCGGGGCCGGGGGGGCTGGCGCTTTTGATCAAACAGCGGTAAGAAGAGGAACCGCCACCTTGAGAACACGCGGGGTCCTTGGCGCCGCAAATGGCAATCCAAGAATATTTAGGTCACTCTCCGGGGCTATTAATAATGAAATTAAGGGTGGTGTTCCAAGAACGGCAATTAGACTAAATTCATCAAGAGCCCTTTCAACAAGAACAAATCCAACCGGACTTGCTGTTACCAACGTAAGGGATGAGCCCCAGGGGTTGAGAAGCATTGGAATTCCAAATTTTGTTGATCCTTTAAGACTTGTCACCACAAAAGGAACGGTTGGTGGCCAATTAAAATTAAATAGATCTGAATTAACTGAATTTACAAAAGCCCTTAATCTACTACAAAACGAGGGAACAAAACTTGGAGATGTATTTTCAAAAATAAGAGAATCAGTAAGAAGCAAGAAGGGTAGCACTTCTGTATTTGACGATTTGGTTTCTTCGGCGTCAATAAGGTCTGGGGCCGGAAGAAGAGATATTGTCGATCCGATAAAGTTGAATAGAGCCGAAACAGCCAAACTTGGCAAGGTTGACGTTGATCGTAACCTCCTTCCTGCCGTAAGACAAAATTTTCTTCCCGTATTGAGATCTGATCTTGAAAAGTTAAATCAAGAAACCGCCAAGTCTATTTCCCAAGTAATCAGCCAATCAGCAGACAGGCAGGAGTTAAAGAATAAGGTTGATCCCAAAACTGGAAAAGAACCAACGATCAATAGAGAACCCACAACGAATACAAGAAGGCCAACAGATATTAGGGTTGGTGTTCCCATCACTCCCCCGGCAATTGTCGATAAAAATACGGATAATTTGTTTAAAGCCGTAAATTCTCTTTCAAAACAGATTGAAGAAAATGAACTTGCGTCAAGAAGAGCGGCAACGGTTGGAACAAGTAGGGTTGGTGGGTTTGCAAGGGAAGATATTAGGGGTTTTACCGCTGATAGGGGGGGTAGATTACTTTTGCCGGAAGCTAGCGAAAGCACTTTGGCCCAAAGACAAAGACAGGAAGCTCTAAAAGGAAGGCTTTTTGAAAGACAAAGGCAAAGAGATTTAGCCAAGTCTTTGAGATTAAATGTATTTGACGAAGCTTTACCGACTAGATCTGACCGTGCAAAAGAATTTTTTACAAAAAAAAGAAATGTTAGCTTACGTGGCGGTCGTCTTGAGCGTCTTGGAAATAAAGTTGGTGGAACTCAAGGAACTTTTGCCCTATTTGGAGCTTCCGCAATCGCCAATAGTATCGCTGGAGCAAATCCCGATAGTCGTTTTGCTCAAGGAGCATCAAATGTTATCAATAATACCGCAACAGCAGCCATTTTCGGCAGCTTGATTAATCCTGTAGCTGGCGCTATTGCAGGACTTTCCACATTGGTAATTTCTCTATCAAAAGAATTCGGTTTGCTTGACAGTGCAACCAAAGGGCTTGTAGATAGTTTCAAAAACTTTTTTGGATCTTATGATACTGGGGAACTGGATGTTGAAAGAGACAAGGTTCTTGAGGATATAAGAGACTTGTTTAAAACCGAATTCATTACAACTACCACAACTTTACCAAACAATAGAATTACAAATGCAATCCCATTCGGTGCCGGTGGACCCGGAGGAGCGCCATCTTCTTTCAATAATACCGGTCGAGTAGAAACAACGACAGCCGTTACAACCCTAACTGATCCTAGAAAATTTTCACAATTTTTATCATCTTCTTTATCTGGAGACAGCGTGGAAGAGTTAAGCAAATCATTAGTTTCTTTTAATGCAATTGTAAGCAATAGCTTGTTTGGAGACAAAGCAAGTATAGAAAAGGCAATAATTAGATTTTCACAAGGTATTGAAGATCCAGCGCAAAGAAGAAATTTCAACGCCGCTTTTACCGCATTACCAGAGAATGAATTAAAAGGGATATTTGGAAACCAATCCCTCAAAGAATTGTTTACAGAAGACATATTAAAAGAAATAGACAAAATAAAAGAAGCCTTAAAGGGAAAAAATAATCTCGAAATTGACTTAATTAACCAACAAGTCAGCCTTCTTGAATCAAGATTAAATTCAGTCAATCAAATTAGCCAAATAAATAGGGCCGGAAATATCAGAAACGCTCAATTCCGGGGAGGACAAGAAAGATTTGGTCTGGAAACATCCCTAAGATCCTTACTATTAACTCCTTTGGAAGAAATTGGTTTCAGGTCACAGCGCGAATCCCAACAGATCAGGGATAGACAGCGCAATGAACAGGCCAACATAAATGATACATTTTTAAAAGCAAATTTTCAACTTTTTGATGATCTTGAGTCTTTTTTTGCAAGCTCAGCAAACGCAAAGACAGCCAGCGTGGTTACAACAAGAATCGCCGCATCAGAACTGTCTGGTCCCGACACCCTAAGAGAAGTTCTTAGCGACAAGAACATTGAACTTGAAGAAAAAGAACGTGAGAAATTGGTAGATACCCTTACCAAACTCCAGTCCCTTGAAAATGACAAACTTGAAGCAACAGAAAAAATCCTAACAGAGACAGAGGAATCTTTAAAAACCCTTGAAAGAAATCGCGAACTCCAAGAAAAAGAAATAAAATTAAGATTTGAGCGCGAAAGATTGTTGGATAGGGCTAATGCAAACTTAAAACTCATTGATTCTCGGCGCCAGTTTTCAAGAAACGCAGAATCCATTGAATCCCTAACATCCTCAAGGAGAGAAGATCTTAATGCAAGAATTGCCAGTCGTGGATTGGTGCCCAACGATTTTAATGAGGGAATCAACAATGCCCTCAATGAGTCTTTTCAAAGAAACGATCTTGATGTATTTAATCAAGTTGTTGGCACCGTTGATGAATTGGCAAAAACACTCAAATCCGGCCTTACTACAGCCCTAACTGATACAATTCTACAGGCAAAAAGTGCCTCCGAGGCTTTTGGCGGTTTGGCCGATGCAATAGCAAGAATCGCCCTACAAAGAAGTTTAGAAACTTTGTTTGATTCCGCGTTAAGCAGGGCTGGTTCCGCTTTTGGGAATGGAAGACAAGGATTTATGTCTGGCGGCCTTGTCCAAGGAGGTTCTGGTTTTCGAGATGATGTTCCAGCCAACTTGAACTCAGGTGAGTTTGTATTAAGGCGAAGCGCCGTTAATAGAATCGGCGTCGGAAACCTAAATCAATTAAATCAGCAATCATTTTTGGGACTTCAAGATGGTGGTTTTGCAAGGGTTAATTTAAATAATAGCACACAATTCCTTGGAAATCCAAGGCGTCCATCCGGCTTTAGAATAAATATTGATCCAAGCCTATCGGCATTTGCCCTGTCAAGTGACATCAATAGACAAAACCAAGTAAGGGAAGAAAGAACCCAACAGGCAATTTCCTACAGACAACAGCAACAACAACTTCTTGATCAGTTCAGAAAACAACAGCAGGGAAGAAGACTTGGGGCCTTGATTACTTTGGTTTCATCCGCTGCTGGAGCCGCGCTAAACAATCCAAATTCTGGAATTGGAGGAAGTGATTTTTCTGGAACTGGCCCACAGCAAGCCACAAACAAAGGGTTCACAGCGTCAAGAAGTGGAATTTTGAGAAATTCAGGTTCGGCCTTTAATCAGGGCGGTGTCGTTGGACTAGAAAGGGGTGGTATTCCAGCAATCTTAACTGGCGGTGAATTTAGGGTAAATAGAGATTTGGCATCATCAATTGGAATGGACGCTTTGGGAAGACTCAATTCCGGCCAAATATCCTCATTCCAGGGAGGCGGTGCCACATCCAGCATTCCATCCCAAGAGAACCCGACAGAACGAGTTGTTGATGCAATTAAGGAGCTTCAATCCGTACTTGAAAAAAATAATCCAGCAACAACAAGCCAAGGCGGCCAGCAACAAAATAATCAATCAAGGCTTGCCCCCTCAATCAATATTGACATTCCCATAACAATACAAGGGGGTTCGTCTTCTGATTTGAGCACGACAAGATCCACCGAAGAAATTGACTTGCAAGAAGATAGCAATAGGGACCAAGATTTGCAACAGTTCCAGAATACAATGCGTGCAATGATACAAACTGAAATTGAAAAACAATCAAGGCCCGGCGGCCAATTATACTCAATAGTCAAAAATTCTTAATTTAGAGTCCGACTTTTCTTCTAATTGCGGCAAGCTGTTCGTCAATTTTTTTCAAGTTTTCGTTGTAAATTGCGGCCTGAACAGGACTTAGTTCCGGCATATAAGCAAACTCAAGATTTGGGGTAAAGTCCCTCAACACAGTGCAATCAACCCCAATCTTATTGCCCTCCATAAAGTTGGTTGATAGAAATGCCTCAAATTTATTGCAAGAAATTTTTCCCTCATCAACACCATCTGGCAAAACCCTATCAAGCAAAACAATATTCGTCTTTGGATCTATAATCGCAACTTCATATTCGACAATTTTTCTATCTGGAAGTTCGGCATAAACCAAGTTTAGACCATTATGGCTTGAGATTTTTCTTGTAAAGCAGCCTGGATCAACAATTTGCGCCTCTTTCGCCCCAAATCTTAACGATATTTTCGCCGGTCTCACCAACCCCGGCGCCTTATCAATTATAACGTCTCCGCCCTTTTCCGAATCCTTGTCAAAAGTCGCCTCAACCAAGCTATACTCTTTGTAGCTTAGTTGAATTTTGTCCCCGCGCATCAAAACTCCATTTTCAAAAGAATCAATTTCAATATCTTGTGACCCAACACGCTTAAAGCCCTTAATGTAGAATAACTTTTTTGAACTTGTAATTGTGTAGGCCGTTTTGCCCGAATCAATAATGATATTCGATCCATCCCTAAGATTGTCCCAGTTTGAACTGGTTGATGAAACAACCCTGTTTGATCCGTTCAATATGGAAATTTTTGTGTTTATGTTTTTCATATTTTCCTTAATTAATATTCTCTATTGCTTGTATTCTGGAACTTATGCCAACTTTTTGCCTCAAATAGTCCTCCGGTCTTATTCCATTTATTGAGGATAAGTAATCCATAACTTCTTGATCAAATCTATCCAACAATACCAGAGTAGAATATCTAAATGTTCCAATCGTTGTATTTCTATTTCCCGGAACAACTATTTTGATCTCATCTTGCATGTCTGGATAATCGTCAAGAAATCTATAAAAAATCTTAATAACATTTCCCAAAAACAGGTTTGTATTCTTAATGTCCTCGGTGGTAAATTCTTGAGGCGAACAAAATATTGCAAATCCCCTATAATCACTCCTTGACTCAACCCCCTCAACGTCAAAATTGGAAAAATTTAATGTAATGCTATTAACCGTTACAACCGGATCAAATGATGAGATTAATACCGTTTCCGGCACTGGATTTGTCACACCGAGAATATCATAACCATTTCTGTTACACTCATAAGAATGACGCTTTTCCTTGACATCATAGGCACTGACAACAATATCATAATCCCTGTAAGGACCATCTTCCAAAGCCTTATTTTGGAAAAACTGAATATTGTCTTCCATTGAAAATTCATAATTACCTTGTGGTAAGAAATTTAGCAAATCTTGGGAATACAACTCTCTTCCCTCAAGACTGTCTGTGTCTTTTGGAGAGTATATTTGTATTCTTGTTTTGTAATTTGAAAGAGCCTCCTCATCAAACACCCTTAAGTCAAAACTCCAATTCCAGAAAAATTGGGGTTCTGGTTCTGAAACTATTACCGTTTGTCTTGACGCTCCGGGATTTGTCCTGTTTTGACCAATACCCCTTAGGGAATTAACGCTAATTCCACATACAGATCCAGGGCAGTCCTTGGTTTCTATTGGCTCGCCCCCATTAAAGCTGGAAAATACCGCTCCATTTGTTGAAATAAAAGAACCATCTGTTCCCCAAAATCCAAAATCATAATTCCTATTTCCAAGTAATTGTCTGTCTATTACAACATCATCAACATCATCATTTACTGGAATGATTGCAACTCTGTGGCTATTTGGCGGTCTCTGGGTGGGCTGATAAACATTTTCCTGCAAATTAACACCCTCATAGAAAAGAATGTATTTGTTATTCTCCCCCTTTGTAACTATGAAGCTTGGATTGCAGCCATTTTCATCATTAAAAATTACGTTCTTTAATACTGGCGCGCCAATATTTTGCTGCTGCGTGACATCAGAGCCAAAATTAAGGCCAGTTTCAATAATGTCATATTTCCCAGTCTCATGGAAGGTACCAAAAACGCTATAGAGCATTGGTTCCTCTTCTTTTACAGTAATTACTTTGTATAACTCAGATTCGCAATCATCAACGGCATTTCCAGATTTTTCGATTGCAAAAATAAGATTGTTGGCAATATCATAGTCCCCAGTGTTAAATTGACTCATTCCAACACCAGTGTATGGATCTCCGGTAAATGTTATCTCGGTCAATCCATTATTGTGTGAAATTGTTGTCGGCCCTCCGGTAAAGAAGATTTCCTGGATCATGCCCCTGTTTATTCCGCTTATGTCGCGCGAATCAAGACTTGCTGAATTTATCAAACTTGGCTCATAATTATAAGTCGGGGTTGCAATTGAAAATTTATATGTCTCCCAGTTATGGATTGGAATTTTTCTATCAACCAGAATTTTTGCGCCACTTTCATTTGGATAGGCATATATTTCTGTTTTCAGAGTCCTTCCAGAGTAACGTTTTTTTGTTTTATTTTCATCAAACACCTTTATAACATCTCCGGGCCTTAACAGTGATGCTTCACCAAGCCCAGCCTGGAAAGATATTGTGCTTGTTTCAAGCCTTTCTGTTGTAAGGAGCCATTTTCCAAGCCTATATGCCTGGCCACGACTGGTGCATCCAATTGCGCTTATATCCTGTTGGTTAATTCCATATTTTCTAATTCCATCAGGATCTTCAATATATTCAAGAGTTGGTATGTAATTGTTTAGTTTGTCATTATACCTGACAAGAGCAACCGTATGGCGCGATCTTTGACTTGAGCTTGCATAAACAAAGTTGCCGTCTTTTACATTGGCGTTTGTAAATATAACCTTTGGTTCTTTTGGAGAGTCCTGGCTAACATCTATATTGCCCGCCAAGTAATATGTCATTCCGCGAAAGACAGACGCCAAGCTATTTGCAACATCATACGCCTCTTCCTGGGTGTTTAAGAGAATATTGGCTTCAAACCTTGGCTCAAGTCCAGAAGATGGTGACTCTGCGGCTGAATAACCATCCCTAACCAACTGATCACAATACTGTCCTATTTCATACAATGACCATTTATCAACGAAATCCTCATCAATAAAATTACCAAGTCCATAGCGCTTGTTGGTAATCATGTCATAATAAACCCATGCAGGATTATTGGACCATTCCTTGTTATCTTTAAAAGTTCCATCCCAAAAACTGTCATAGCTTTTTTTAATTGGGTCATAATTGGAGGGAACCTTTATTTTGGTTAAGTCTAGCAGGTATGATGTGTCGGGAACTTGGCTAAAAAATTCGGCATCAAATAAATTGGAGGCCAAAACTGAATGCGGGTATCTGTATGTTTGACTAAAAATTTGGGTTATTGAATCAACATTCGCAGAGCAAGACACGGCTGGATGAACAGCCTCGGCTGTTTTTCTTATAATCTCGACCTCCCAGGCCAAAAAATTGTTATTTGTTGATTGATCTTCGAGGTTTATTCTTTCGGTATATAAGAATGGGGAACTTGAAACACGGCCAACAAGATTAACATTTCTCTCCTTGTCAATTGAAAATAAATTCAGGGTGTCTTGGTTTTTAAATACCTGTCTTACTTTAATAATCGCATCAAAATGATATGACAAACTATCTCCATATTTCTTAATATTCTCAACCTCTTGGTAATTAAGGGATGTTAGCCTAAGATTTACATTAAACGCAACAATATTTCTGTCATAGAATCTATAAACTTTTCTATTTTGCAGCGCGGCATCCGGGTCAAGCTGCAACAAGGCATCATAATTGCCCCTATACTTGTCTTTTCTATCAGTCCCCAACGCTGGAATTGGCCTTCCATTGTCCGAATAAGAAAAATTTGGACCAAGCAAGTTTTCACTAATCGGAGTTGTTATTGTAATCTCTTCGTCAAATATCGACTGCGTTCCTATTCCTGTCGCCCCATTTGCCGTTCCAGGAACGAACTTAAATTGAATGTTTGAGAAATTGTATTTGTTTGATTCATCAAGAACTGGCGTGTTATTATAGTAGACAGATCTTAAAACCCCCGAGTTAATACTTGTTCCTGATAAAATACCATCATTAAATGGAATGAATTCAACATCAGACCATCCCGTTCTTCCTATATAGCCACCATGATATCTATTGTAGCCACTAACCAAGCCCTGAACTTCGCCCTCACAAAGAAGATCCAGTAGTTCTATTCTATTTTTTGAATAAGCCCTTTGGTATTCTTCAGATCCGTCAATTTGAACAAAAATTCCCTCTGGTTCTATAACCGGCTTTCTTGCCCCGCCTCCTTTTCCTCCAAAACCTTGAATAATCATTATGATACGTTTTCTAAATTATCAGCCAATTCAAAAGAAACTTTAAAACTTGCAGCAATTCTTTGGCTCCCAACGAGCATTGTTCCATAACCAACTGGAACCGGCCTACCTTCCCCCACCACATTTGTTGGGCCATTGAACAAATAATTTTCCGTACTTGGGGCAATTGGGTTTGGCTTTGGCGGTTTGGCGAGCAATCCGGCAACCCCGGCTCCCAGCAAGCCAAGACCGGCAGCCGCAATAAAACCACCATATGGGCCGCCAACATATAGTCCAACAATAACCAATATAGCCCCCAAAATTGTCAAGAAAATATCAAGACCTTTTCCGCTTCCCTTCAGAATAGGAATAATATCAAGGCTTTTTAATGTTCTTTTTATTGTCAGTCCAGACTGAGTGTATTTTTCAACATCATCTTTGTGTTCGGGCTTGTAATGCTTGCCATTAATCAACACCTTATAACGAACGCCAAGTTTGTCATAGTTATAAAGAAGTTTTGTAAGTTGGTTTTTTGTCAAAACATCAATAGCCCTAATTGCCTCACCAACAGACTTTACCGCAAGATCCCACCTGGCTTTCCCTAATTTTTTTCCAATATATCCATGCAGTGTTATTTTTGCTTTTTGTTGGCTCATCATGATGTCTTTCTCATTACAGCTATTGATTTTTGGAAAACCTTGCCCTTGGACACGAAATTTTTGAGGGTTCTTTTTCTTGATGGTGATTTTGATGGCTGGTCATAAAAAACTCCATTTCCATCATATACAGAAACGTGACAAGCTGGTTTTACATCTCTTTCGGGGAAAAACACAATGTCTCCTTTTTGAATATTCTTGGTTACTTTGGAAAAACCGAGACCTCTGTAATAATCAACGAAAACATTAATATACTCCTCCTTGTTGTATGGTGACTTAACCATTTCTTCATAAGTTAATAGCCGCCAATGAAAAAAGTCATGTTTTGGAAATCTTATGTTAAGAACCTCCTCGTAGTAATCTTTCACAAGTTCGGTGCAATCAAAAATCCCAAGAATAAACGGTCTATTAAGCAATGGTATTTTAATTCCCTTTGGTTCATAGAACTCAAAATTGTTTGTTAAGTTGGAATAGACAAGCATTGGCACTTTTTGCTTTTCGCTAATAAGCCTGTCAAATTCGGAAAGATTATGATCTTGATTAACGTGGGTATGAAAAGTGCAATAAATGTCCTTTTCAAATTTTTCTGTTTCGTAAGGATTGGCAATGTAGTGGTTTTGCTTGTCTTTTGAAAGGTTTTTAAAGAACTCGGTCGTTCCATCTTGCAGAATAATTCCACCAATTTCCTCACCCGGAAAATAGTTTTGCGCCGACTTGATTCTCATTAATGGAATGTTGATATTAATCATGCAGAACCCCATTTCCAAAAAGCTTTTGCCTTATCTCCGGTTTTAATCGTTTTTCCGGGTCAACAATTTCAAATTTATCCAACCTATTGATATAGACAATGTTAAAATAGCCGGTTATTTCAGCATACTCAACGTCAAACAAACTTGGCAAATCGGAACACCTCTCTGTATGGGAGTGAAAGACGCCAACAACATCACCAATCTTTTCCGCCCTTAGGAAATCATCATAAGAAATTTCGTAGCCAAATTCTGGATCTTCATCAACATTTCGGCATGGAATTATATGTAAATCATTCTTACTCAATGCAATAAGCCCGCACATTTCCTGCCGGGTATTGCTTAAACAATGACGTTTTATTTCCTCGATCATATCCTTTTGCCTTATGATATTTTACACAATTACACTTTTTTTTCGGGAAATTCTTTTTATCCCTATAATTATAATAGATGAAAAAATATACAACCGCCGATTTTGTAAGAATGGCTAGGGAAAAACATGGGGATAAGTATGACTATTCATTGGTTGAGTATAAGAATAGAGAGAGTAAAGTAAAAATAATTTGTCCGAAACACGGGATTTTTGAACAAAATGCGCAAAGCCATTATCAAAAAGGACATGGATGTTTGAGATGCTCAAAACTTAGTTACGAAGATTTCTTAAAAAGGGCTCGAACAATACATGGCAACTTATTCAATTACTCATTGTTGGATTACAAAGGGACTAGACAAAGAATTAAAGTAGCATGCCAAAATGGTCATATTTTTAGCATTAGGGCAGACAATCATTTAGCGGGAGGTGGTTGCCCAAAATGTAAAGAGTCATCCTTGGAGACAAACATGAAGGCAATCCTGATTAGAAACAAAATCCACTACAACCACCAAAAAAAGTTCAAAACATGCTATAATCCCGAAACTGACAAAGCCCTAATTTTTGACTTCTATCTTCCTAATTATAAAACACTTATAGAAATTAATGGTCCCGCGCACTACATCAAGAATTTTTACAAATCCAGCAATGATAACTTCTCCAATAGGGTCAAAAGAGATTTAATAAAGAGGCGCTGGTGCAAAAACAACAATTACAATTTTCTCGTCATTCCATATACAAGAACAAAAAATATGGAGGAAATATTGCTTGGCTTTATCGAGAAGAAATCTTGTTTATGCCAGCAAAGCCACCAAATGGAAGTTCCCTCGTTGACTTGAAAGATCCATCCTCCTGAAGCGCCGCCCTACCAAACCTTAGCCCACAAGCATGAATACTTTTTGAACATTGATCGGCATCCCAAAAATCCGAATTACTTGTTGGTGGAGTGTTTTCGGGGACTGCCTTTTTAGCAACAAAATAATAATTGATTCCATCTTTTGTCACATAAACGTACTCTGCTTGGCCATATGTTTTTTCCGGGTCATATTCCCCCTTGTCATATTCTTGAAGTTCTGTTTGGGTAAGATTGAAATAATTAATTCCATAAACATCAGAGAACTTTGAATCAGCAACATTTGCAACCGGAGGAGCATAACCATTTCTTCCAAGATATTTTTCCAAAACCCCATCGTGCTCTGTTGAAAGTCTTGAAGTTCCATTTATTCTATTATCGGCAAATTCATAACAGCAGCCCTCACCCCTATAGGAAAATGGGCATCTATTTGCCAAAACAAGTCTCTTGGGCAATTTTTGGCCGCGAACATCAAACAAAGTATTCAATTCATATTTAAGTATTAACTTACTCTCCTCTATTTTTCTATCAATGTAAAATATTTGCCTAACAAATTCAGCGTTCGGGTCCGGGTCAAAACCCTCTGGTGGCTTGCGACCAATAAAGTTAATTGAATCAATATGCTTTGCAAATGTTCTAATTCTTGTAACCTTTGCCCCAACCATCTCTGAGATAGATGCAATTTGGCATTTTAATAGGGAAAGGGCCGCCGATCCTTCCTCAAGTGTTGATATTGTAAGGGTTGGTGTAGGGGCTGGTCCAGAACCATTTAATTCAAAGCCATCAGCTTGAATTGGCATTGCGAAAAACGTATTTCCCTGAAAAACTAAATCGCCCCTTGTCAAAGAAAGGTTGTTATGAAATCTGAATATTGTAAGTTGTTCGTATTGCTTGTTGTTGGAACTTGAGACACTTGTCACCCCATTTTCAAACAAAACATCAGAAAGATCTATTTCGTAAAAAGTGACTATTGTTGATGGATTGAGTTTGTTTGCCTCTTTATTTATCTTTTTTGAACCAGATAGAGCCTGCGCTTTTGTTAAGTTTGGCATATTACAAAGTAAGTTGATAAGGTTCTGGTTTTACTTGCCTAAAAATAGCCCTAATATCGAAGTGTTCTCTTGGCTTGGTCTGGGTTTCCCACTGTTCGCAAACAAACATCTTATTGCTCATAAATGGCTTGGGAGGGTTAAACGCAAACGATTCCACCCCTGCTCTTTGATGAAGAAAGTGCAATATGGCCGTTGTTTCATAAACGTCGCGGGTTAAAAATTGCAAATCATAATTGAGAAGATTGGTATTTATACCATCCTGGGCTCTGTGTTCAACACCAACACCAAATCTGACTATTTTCAATCTTGGCTGCTGAGTCATCGTTGTTGAGTATGAAGGGGACCAGATAAAATGTTTTGTCGTTACTCCATTGATTCCCACCTCGGCTTTTGTCCATTTTTCGGAATTGTAGCCATTTATTGTAAAATCACTCAATGATTTTTGATGATCCTTGAGGGCATAGTAATAAATATGGCTATTGGCTGGATGCTCAACAATTTCATGCCTTTTTATATTAAAAGATGCCGAACTCCATGTCTTTATGTCATATATAGAAGGCTGCGCCATTTTTTCCTTATTCCTTTACTATTTTTACACCACCTCATTCTATAATAGATAGAAAGGTCACATAAAACTTTTCAAATTGGTAAAATCGTGACCCGTGTAAAACCAAATAGGTTTAAGGTTCAAAGAATATGTCAAATTTTCAGCCAATCCACAGACTAAATAGGGAAAATGTATTTATTTACCTAAATGACACTCCCATTTCAGGCGCCCAAAGCCTGTCGGCCTCTTGGAATAGCAATCTTTCCAATATCAAGTTCCTTGGGATGCAGCAGCAGGAAATTGTTGAAAAACCAATTGGTCCCCAGGTTGGAACAGTTACCCTAAATTCGCTTGTTGTAAATCAAGACCAATTTATCAACTTTACAGGAGAGGCGGGACTAAATGGTTATGTATTGGACCCAGAATCAACAAACAAAAACTATTCCTTCACTTCTGGATTCCTAACGTCTTATAATTCAAGAGCTTCCATCAACTCAATTCCCGAGATTAACACCACCTTCACAGTCCTTGGGAACATGGGCAATCTCCCAACTGGGGGGCCTCTTGAGTTAAATTTTCAACAAAATAGGTCCAATTTAAATAATAGCGGCGAATATAGCATAGCCGACCCAAATAGAATTTCAATCAGTCTTGATGATTATGACACAAACCGGGTGTTAAATTATGAACTTATTATAAATGTTGACAGAAACAGCTTTTACTCCATTGGGGGAAGATCGGCAAGCGCTGTAAAAATCAATTATCCAATCGAAGTCACCACAACCTTTCAATTTGAGATTGACAATTATGACTTTCGAAACATGAAGGATAGTCCATGTAAGGAGAAGATTGAAAATCTATCCATTGGACTTAATAAATACCAGGGTGGACAAATTTTGTCTTATGATTTTTCCGGCATGAAACTGATTGCCGAAACTTACTCAGCAACCACTGAGGGAAATATTGTTGTTGATGCAACTTATAGGACTTATTTGAAAAAACTGGATTCGGTTCTAAATGCAAAGCCAGCGCTGCCAAATTTTGATTTTGATTCAAATCAGAATTCCACAACTGGCGTGGCGGCAATTATTTATGGGACTGGTGTTTGTGATATAGAATTGGGCGATGATCCCGAATTTTGTTTTGAATGTATTAATGATACCGTTTGTGGCAGGGGGGTTTGCACACCAACGCCCTCCAATACTCCATCAACATCAATATCGCCAAGCGCCTCAAACACGCCGTCAAACACGCCAACAAATACTCCAACGCCAAGTGTCACACCAAGTATCTCTGTAACGCCAACACCATCAAACACCCCAACAAATACCCCAACACCGACACCATCTGAAGGAGCACCGCCACCGACACCGCCAGCTTCACCCCCGGCGTCACCACCGAATTCGCCACCCAATTCACCACCGGCGTCTCCGCCAAATTCACCGCCCGCTTCTCAACCGGCTGTTGATCCAGAATGTTTTGATGCTTTCGGGGGCGAAAGGATTCCAACGGTAATTAATGTTCATTTAGCTTTTACTCTTAGGTCAGATTGCCACGGGAATGGGACTAGAGATACTAGCTGTGATGATTTAGACACCCTCCTTGATAATGATATTGAGTGTGGCGTTTCCAATGTCACGGTAACTCTTGAAGCATACTCCGAGCAAGAAGGGCTCCAAGTAACATGTGGGTCAGCAAAGACAATTAATTATGTTTTGGATGGAAATGACGAAAACTCTACACTATTGAATGAAGGTGTCGATGTTCCAATAATTGGTTGTTGTTGCGCACAAGGTATTAAGTATAGCTATACAACAAGATGCACAAATGATTGCGCTCCAGATTGTGATAGTAATGAAAATTTCCTTGATGTATCGAATGCGACACAAGAATGTAATAGCTTTGATGGATGTTGCCCTGAAAATGGTGTTATTATTTCCATAACAGGATAAAGCCCACAGTGTAAAATAAACTAAAGGTTTATGGAATGGCTTTACCAGTTTGGCAAAGTGAAAAGGCATACGAGCAATATGACATAATAGAAGAGCCAAATGGATCAAACATTTACTATTATGCTCTTATAAAGCACACCGCATCATCAACTTCGGGAAGTTCCGGTTCCTCCGGTAGTTCTGGAAGCTCGGGCTCTGCGGGCTCTTTTTACACTGACTTGGTAAAGTGGGCCGGAATCCTTGAAATAAATGGCAAAAAAATACCACACTTCTTTTGGAGGCCGGATAATAACACAAAATACACAGTTAGAACAGAGGTCAGAAAAGTTCAATTTGGGGACGGCTATGAGCAAAGGTCAAAAACAAATATTGACAATATGCTCTTAACTCTTCAACTATCATTCTCAAATCGCCCATACAAAGAGACCGTGGCAATACTCCATTTCCTGAACCAAAGGCGCGGCTATGAACAGTTTGTCTATATTCCGCCCTGTATTTACACAACTTATAATTACAACTTTCCAAAAAGATTCGTTTGTAAGTCTTGGGACCATACAACGGTTTTTAACGAGAATAATAGAATAACAGCGACATTTGAAGAAGTGCCGCCAGAAACCAAATTTGAGGTGATGCGCTAATGATATACTTTGATGAGGTTGATGTTCTAATTAATAATACGGGAATTTATTGCGATTCCGCGACAATTGGTTCTGAGAACAATCTTCTCCCAGTATATAGCATCGGAAACTCAAGGGGTCAATTTAACCCAAATGGGCCGATTAAGCACAACCTCTCTTTGTCTTACTTACTTTCGGTAGACCAAGATCCAAGTTTTGCAATTGCAAGCGGAATCAAAGAGTTGACAAATGACTCCTCTTATACCCCAATTACAATAGAAGTGAATAATTTGACTGGATTTTACCTTCTCAAATCCTATTCAATGGCAATTAGGCCAAATGATTTGGTGAGGGTAAACGCCCAGTATGAAAGTTATTGGGAAATGTCCGGGGATTTTGGAAGTCAAACATACAGCGGCGACTATAAAGATCATACAAGATTGGCTCATGGAAACGTAACCTATTTATCAACTGATCTATCATATTCGGAAATGCCAATCTATTCAATCGGTTATGATTTTAGCGCCGAATGGAGGCCCCAGTATTCGATGGGGAAAAAATATCCTGTTGATAAAAAATTGATAAGCGCATCGGAAAAAATAGACATAGAAAAAGACACATATACAAAAATTGAATTTTCGGGCCAGGAAGCAACAAATTCCTTTCTTGCCAACACAACAACCGGCCTTGATTTTATGACGCTAAATACAATGTGTTTTAGCGAATATGACACAGGGGTCAAACCATTCACCGGCGACTATGTAAATATGTCAATTAATTTATCCGGCTTTAGAATAATTCAAAGTGATGTTGAGGCACAGATTAATGATTTAATGTCAAATAGGGTGTCAATGAGAAAGTTTTATTAATGCAATATACTTACAAGAATGCCGTTATTAAAATTGATGATAAGGACATTGTTGCCGAAAACATTTCTCTATCAATGAACGCCGAGTTGAATGGCGTTTTCACAGAGGGTAGAAAGAATAGTTATGCGTTTACCCCAATTAATGGCATTAATGGAACCTTGCAAATTTCTTATTATCTGACTGGTTCAGATCCAATTAGAAGCTACATTACATCAGAAGAGGGGAGTATGAGCGGATATTTTGGTGGAATTTCTATCCCAAGTGGCTACCTAACATCTTACTCATCTGAATTTGCGCCAAACCAAATGATCAAGGCCAATGCCAATATATCATTTTTTAATTCTCCAACTGGCACGTTCACACCGACATACAACCAGTCAAGTGAAAAATTAAAGTATTTGAATGTCTCTGATATTTCAATAACCGGGCATTCACTAGGAAATCTTGATGATGTGGAATTAATAAGATACCAATATTCACAAAATGTGGCCCCGCAGTATCACATAGGAGATATAAGTCCAAGAAAGGTTGTTAGTGAGAATAAACAACTTAGTATGGCAATACAAAGCGCGCATATTTCCGGGGTTTTACCCCACCAAGGATCAAGCGCATATTTGCAGGTAAGCCTTTCACATCCAAGACTTCCAAATTTCTCAGACTCAATATTCATTGATGGTGTTGTAACAACAAGATCAATCAATACAAGTTCAAATGACACTATTTCAAACAATTTGACCATAGAGCAAAATTATCTTACAAGGCGCCCGAGAATAACCTCATTGTCAAGAACGCAAACCAGCGGCGGTGACAATATAACAATTGGCGGAACAAACATGAAGAATACAAAAAAAGTATTGTTCTGTATTAATGGGGAAACAGTTCCAAGAAAAGAAGCAACATTTTCAATCCTTAGTGATAGTGCAATAAGGGTAACGGTGCCATTGGGGGCAAGCCGTGGCATGATAGAAATTTTATCCGACTAATACCATGTTTATTTACCATGTTTATTGAGATTTTTGACAAGATATCCTCCGCGCAAATTGTAGTCAGCAATATTGACCCAAAAACAGGTGTTGTTGGTGAGATTATTAGGTTCAGTGGCCAAAATTTTTATGGAATTGATTCCGTAACTTTTGCCGATGGTATTAGCGGTGATTTTTCTGTTATATCCGACAAAATAATGCTTGTCACTGTTCCAAATGGCGCCGCCTTTGGTGATGTTACAGTTACCTCAACTTCTAGAAGCACAACTGGAACTTACTCAAGTTTTTATCCCTTTCCCAATGTAACTGGCTTTACTCCGAAAACTGGAACCTCTGGTGATGTTATTTCAATTTTTGGCAATGCATTCTCTGGAATCACCGGGGTAAAAGTAAACAATCTTGATCTAGAGTCTTTTGCTGTTGTTAACAATTCAACAATTACCGGGGCAATTCCATCTGGGAATACAAAAGGAAATATATCTGTTCATGGATACTTTGGAATTTCGGATGTATCTGTAAAAGAATTTATTCCCCAGCCATCAGCAATAACAGTATCTCCGAGCGGCGATATTAAGAATGCCCAAGTTACAATCAATGGTCTA